CACCACATGCCGCTCCCCCTCAGCCACCGCCGCCGCAGCATCCTGCGCCGCCTTAGCAGCCTCACCAGACAGACGCGCCACCTCAGCATGAGCCGCCACCACATCATCCCGAAGAGGATCCAGCTTATCCAGCATCTCTTCCGCCTGGCGGGCGTACTCAATCGCCAGAGAAGCCGAAGCCTGGGCCTGCGCACCCTGGGCCGCCGCGGCGCCAGTAAGCTGACGGACGAGCTGCAGAATCGCATTAGACGAATCCACCGCATCCCGCGCCTCTTGAATACTGCCCTCAATATCCAATTCTTCGACTAGCGCGGCGGTTTCGTCAGCGGTCTGCTTGGCCTGCTCGGCCGTGGACTGAGCCTTAGACACCTGAGGCTTAAGCCCAGCCAAATCACGTCGGTCCTCCACCACCGCGTTATAAATATCCGCATTCTCCGCCAACCGCGCCTCGGAATCCGACAACAACTGGCCGCCCACATGGACTGACCAATCATCATCAGAGTGCTCCGTGCGCTTAGGCTCAATCCGGGTCACCGCCAGCGGCACCACACGCCCCCAAATCTCCACGTTGGCAATATCCCCAACATGGAAATCCACGAACGGCACCCACGGGCCAAGGCCCGCCTTAGAGATGTCCGACTCTAGGAAGAAATCACCGGACACGCGCTTCGCAGCCTCATCCAGAACCCGTTCCACATCCGACGCCGGCGCCATGTCCTCGCCCTGGGCGGTAACATCCACATCCGCCCTAACGAACCGGCGGAACATGCCGCCCACGCGACGATTGCCACCAAGGCTGGACACGTAGGCCAGCTCATTACCTGCGGCACTGACCTCATACACGTCCTCAAGGTCAATGCCTTCAGGAAGTTTCAGGCCGTACTTGCCGAACGCGGTGGACGCGAGGGAGCGCAGAACAGTAACCTGCGCCGAATCAGCAATAAGATATGGCGTTGCCATTAGGCCACCTCCTTAACGGTCAGCACAATCATTGCGTGCTCAAACTTCCGATATCCCAACGAGCGAGAAGATTTACCCTCGCTCGGCGTAATATCCACATCCCGCGGGCTCATACTCGACGTGGCCTGCGACCAGCACCGAACCGGCGCATCACCCGGCCACCAGATATAAGCGCCAAGAATCACGCCAGCATTCTCCGCCTGCGCAGATACCGTCTCCCACAAGAAACCATCACGAGCTTCGAGGCTGATTTCCTCCGACGTATCTTTCTCGGGCACTTCCACCACGTGGTAGGGGTCGTCAACCCACTTCACACCGTCGGGGTCGGCTTGAGTGCGCATAGCCGCATCCAAGGACTCCTGCGCCAGGCGGCGAATCACAAACGCGGCCGGCCCGTTCTTCCACACGAACATCGCGTTTGTTGCAAGCTCCACGCGGGCCATGAGCCGCTTCTGCTTATACTCAATCCCCGACTCATCCGAACCCACCTCGTAGGGTTCCGCTTTCCACCACGCAGCCGGCCACGACACAGCCGGAATTGTGTGCCACACGTCCATGCAATTCAGCGCGTGGATTGTAATCTCCGACGGGATACCGTCGTTGTCCTCATCGTTCGCGGTGGCGTGGACGATTGCCCCGCCGCGGCGCACCACATGGCCGCCAGGGCCGGGGAATGCTGCTAGGAGCATGTAGTCGCCCTCGGCGGTAGGCAGCCGGCCCGATGGGTCGAACTTGTCCAGCGCGTCCATCACAAGAAGCTCAGCGGCGCGGTTCACACCCCCGTCAGGCTCACGTGCGGGGAAAGTGACTTGTAGGTCCGCCGAGTCCATCCATTGGTCTGGTGTATCCGGCTCTGACGGCATCGGAAGCGTAAACAGTGGTGTTCCGTCCGCGTTACCGATTCCGTACCAGCGGCCTTGGGTCTGCACGGTGTAGTCGACGGTCTTTTTCCACGATGTCCAATCGGCCACGCTCACACCTCACTAAATTCAGTTAGTCATAAAAAAGGGGAGGTAGGACCGCACCTCCAATTTGTTTAAGGTCCTTTGGGGTTTAGCTCCACGGGTCAGCAACGCCGAGCGTCCACTCGAGCTGCGCACCCGCAGGCAACACCCATACCCCAGTGCCGCCCGGTGGCACATTCTCAGGGAATGCACCGTCTAGGCGCAGCACCCTAGGGTCTAGGTCGATGATGGTTTCTTCCGCGGCGCGAGGAAGAGTGAACTTCGCCCCAGAAGGGTTAGTTACCACTCCCCCAGCGCCCTGATAGCGGATTTTGGGCCATACAGAAACGTCACCGTGATTCGTCACTGTGACAGTTCCTTTTCCGGTCATCACCGAAGATTTAGCCACGCCATCGAAACACACCACCGGCACCGTCAACGTTTCCGCCGACCGGCGCCGCATATCCACCGGCACGCCCGGCAACACCCCGTCAACCACAAGCTCAAACGTCAACGGCGACAATGGGTTATCCGACTCGATGCTAATTACGCATGGGTTAGACCGCGTCGCCGCGGCCCACCCCTGGCGCAACCTCCGGTACGTCTCCTCCAGGTCCTCACCCTCACGGGCCTTTAGGTAAAACTCGAGCTCTGTAGAAATCGGCCCAAAACGCCGCGACCCCGGCAGCACACCAGCGCCACCGGGAACCGGCAAATCAGACCGAGACGCATTAGCCCGAAGCTCCACCAAAGACCCATACGGAGACAAGACTTCCGAATCCCGGTCCGTGCCAGACAGTCGCCACTTATCACCCAGAGCGGTAATCAACACCACATTCAGCAATTAGACCCGCTCCTTCCTACGAGACACAGCAACCTCACTAGCCGAACGCACAATCCGATACGAACCATTAGTTCCAGCCGTAACCTCAGCCAACAACTGGTCAATCTGGTCCGCCGTGTACATCTTCTCCCCATCAAGGTGAATCGTCGTCTCGCGACGAATCTGGTCCCGAACACCCGCATTCGCGTACTTCGAGTCCAGTTTCCAATTCACACCAGCCGATTCAGCTGCGTCACGATTCGCCTTAGCCGCGGCCAAGTACTCGCCGCGTAGCTCCTCGTTACCCTCAGCCCATGCTTGCGAGGACTGCTCCAACGATTTAATCGTGTAGTCCAGCCCCTTAAGCGTGTGCTCCAACGGGGTGGTCTTCTCGTACAGGTCAATCTCGGCGGTGAAGTCCTCAACCTTGCGGGCTAAATCGTCCCGCTGGTCTCGGGCCTCATACACCGGTTTCAGCGACTCGTTAATCTTGAGTGCTGTTTCCGCCTGCGCGAGCTCCGGCAGCTGGGCGCGAAGAACCGCCGTCGGGTCACCGCCACGGTAAGCAGCACGACCCATCAACTTCAGAACACGGTCAAGATTGCCGCGGTCAATCTGCACGCCAGTTTCTGCAAGCACCGCATCGAGCGCCTGCTGCAGCGAATCGTACTGCGCCTGCTGGCCACGGTACTCATTCGCATAACTACCACGAGCACCCAAGGCGGCACCCCACCGGCCAAAGGTGTTCTTGTCCATGGCCTGCTTGACCTCAGCCATTTCAGCCATGAGCTTCGCCACCTGGGCCGTACCAGTAGCATCAACAAGGTCAACGCCGGCGACCTTCGCAGACATACGAATCAGACGCTCCTGCGCCTTCAACAGGTCCTGCTGATTACGCACATTCTCACGCTGCGCCTCAGCCAAAGCGGCCTCTGCCTTAATCTGTTCAAGACGGGCAGTAACCTCACCCTTCAGGGCTTCAGCACGCGCCTTCTCGTACGTAAACAGCGCAGAAATAGCCGCATCCGACCATTCCTGCAGCACGCCCTGAGCTTCCAAGGCCTGGTAAGCCATGTAGGAATCCCAGTCCTCGTGCAGTCCCATCATCTTCAGCTGGGCGATTGTGGCGCCGCGCTTAATTTCCGCATCTAGGGCAAGGCGGGCCTCTGCCACCTTCAGTGCCCCTTCTGCTTCCGCAATGTAGCGGTCATGCTGCGCCAGCATGAGGTTGTACTCGGCTTCACGCTGCGCATTCGCACCACGAATCAACGCCTGCTGCAAAGTAGTGACCTTGCCCTGCAGGTCAACTATCAGCTTCGCGTAATCCGCAATCACAGACCACCCATCGGACAAAGCCTTCAGCGCGTCCAGGCGGGCCTTGCGAATCTTGGCGATAAGGTCCTCAATCGCACCAACAATCGCCTTGATAATCCCAATGCCCACCTTGAGCATGTCCATAGCCATGCCCAGGGTGATACCCGCCGGGCCAGCAAAACCAGCCAACTGCATAAGCTGCCCCGTCACCTGGCCCAAACCAGCGTTGACCGCCTGAGCCGGAGCACCCATACCAATCAACTGGTCAGCCAGCTGCTTAGCCTGCGGAATCATGCCCTTAATCTGTCCCTGGGACAGCAACACAACGTTGTCTAGGTCCATGGCCTGCTTCTTACGGGCGTCCGCTAACTCCTGCTCCGCCTTGGAAACAGCCTCGTTAGCCTTAGTGACTTCTTCGGCGTGTTTCTTGGCGTTCTCCTCGGAGTTCTTGTCCACCTCCTCACGAACATCCTTGAGTTTCTTTTCCGCTTCGGTGACCTTGTCCGCAGCCTTAGCACGGTCATCGTCCGATTCTGCCTTAGCCTTTTCGGCCTTAGCGTCATCGAGGGCTTTTTGTGCCTCGTCGATTTTCTTCTGGTCATCTTCGGACACGCCTTCCGGCTTGTCGTTTAAATCAGCGACAGCCTTCCGGGCTTCTTCTAACGCCTTTTCTTTCTCGACGATGGTGTCCATATTTTTAGCAGCGCGGGCGCGAGACTCCCACAAAGTGTCCTCACCATCAAGAACCATCTTGACGATGTCAGAGCCCGGCAAGTCCAGGCCCAAATCAAGGACACGGCGCACACCCTGGCGGGCGTTAATCCCCTCGATGCTGTTGTAATCGCCGGCCTTCGCCAACCATGCTTGCGCATCATCGACAGCCTTAGCAATCACATCAGTCTGGCCCTTAATTGCTGGGACCAGGTCGCCCAGCGTGCGGATCATGTCCGAAAGGCTAGACCATTGCGACGCGGTGAACACCGGCTCCGGCTTACCAGACAGGTTCTGCGCGAACCCACCATGCGGCAGCCAGCCGCCCTGGTCATACAACTTAGGCAGCTCAACCACACCACCAGAGGCGTAGCCATGACCATGGCCCCACATAGTGGTCAGGTCGTCACCGTACTTAGACCGGTAATAACGCAGGGCCGCGTTCATATTCGCCCACGGGTCCGTGCGATCATTTGGCAACGTGGGGTCACGGTGCGACTCGAACGTGCCGGGGACAATCTGCAGGAGACCCACGGCCTCGTTGCCGCCCGTGTTAATGTCCACGTAGCCGTTCTGCATGATACCCGGATTACCACCCGACTCGGACTGAATCTGGGCCATCATAGCGTTAACCTGGGCCGGGTCGTCCGCGTTGAAGCCGTTACGGCGCATCGCCGCCATGGCCATCTCGCGCCAGGACTCAACATTGCCCGAGGTACCGGCCGCGCCGTCGAACTTACCCGCCTTATCAGACACGAACTTCCAAGCGGCATCCAACAGCTTCTTGGCCATGGCCGCGGGCAACTTACCGAACTCACCGAAGTTCTCAGCGCCGGGGAACTTGCCAATCTTCTCGACCGCTCGGTCCCACAGGCCCTTAATCGCGCTCATAATATTGAACCCGCCGTCCGATGCACCATCATCCGAGACCATCAGGCCATCCGAGGTAACAATGCCGTCCGACGCCCAGTGCACGTGGTCATAGTGCCCAGCCATAGTTCCAGGACCGTATGCAGCACGAATGCCTGCCTGGTCCTTCGGGTCTATATGCCCAGTTCGACCCCACAGCGCGAGAGGACCTGGACCATAAATCAACTGCGCAGTCTTTGGCCACTTAGAGAAAATCCAGTTGGCCATCTGCTGCATCGGGCCACCCAGGTCAATCGCCTGACCACGCGGGTGATAGCCACCATCGTCCTGGTGGTCAGTCTTAGCCGCGTTCAGGTGAGCATTCGGGAACGCGGTCTTCGCGGCAATCCACAACGAGCGGTTGACCGCCGCGCCACCCAACTGGCTGTTCTCTTGCGGCGTCGGAGTGTAGATACCACCGGACGCGAACTGCTGACGCAGCAACGCCTCACGGTGCGCCTGCATAGCCTTCTGCAGGTTAGCCCGACTCACCGGGTGGTGGGCCTCAGGGTTAGGAATGTCACTCATGGAGTCCAAGCGCGGGTCCCCATAAGTGGTGGGTACCTTGCCGCCCCAGAAATCTGCGGAAGTGAACTCCCCGCGGGTCGCGGCCCGGTTCATGCGCTCAATCGCCTTAGGTCCACCCATAGCTCGCGTCCACTCGGGCCGCATGATGGCCTCACCACCCGAAAGCCCAATACGCATACCCGTTCTGGGGTCGATAAAAGTGTACGGGTCACGGCCCGGGGTGTAGCCAGGCAGCACACCGCCAGTGGCGAACTTAATCTCCTTGAGCTTATCCAGACCGACAAGACCAGCAACAGCATTCCACGCCTTGCGGATACCACCGTTGTAGACCACATCCACAACGAACTGGACCGGGGCCTTGGTCTTTTCCTTAATTCCGTCCCAGATTCGGCCGATATTGTCCACCGTAGTCCGGAACCAGCCCTTCAGAACGTCCAGGCCACGACGGAACGGGCCGAGTACATTCTCATCGACCCATACCCACCCGGCATGCAGGCGGTCGGACATCCACTGCCACTTGTCAGCAATCCAACCAGCAACGGACAAGACAGCTTCCCAGATACGGTGGAACCCGCGAATCTGACGCTGGATGACGTTCTCATTCAGCCAGTTCCAGATGTTCAGCAGAACGCCGTAGAGCCAGTTCCACTTGTCAGCAATCCAGCCGGCGACGGCGGATACCGCATCCCAAATCGCGTGGAAACCATCAATGACGTTCCGGATGACGTTGTCGTAAATCCAACCCCACACCGTGGACAAGGTTTCCGACAGCCAATTCCACTTATCGACAATCCAATCAATGACCGACTGAATGGCCGGCCACAGAGTGTTCTGGAAAAAGTCCACCATGGGGTTTAGGACGTTGTCTCGAATCCAGCCCCATACTTCGGTGAACTTATCCGACAGCCACTGCCACGCATCACCAATCCACTGAATAACGCTCTGCAGTACAGGCCACAGGGTGTTCATGGCGAAGTCCGCTAGTGCCTGCCACACCGGCTGGATGATATTCTCCCACGCCCACTGGATAGCGGACGAAAGAAGATTCCAGGCGATAAGCAGCGGCGTCAGAATAATGGTGGCGATTACACCAATCGTGATTTTCGCCAGCTCCAAAATCCCGTTAAACACCGGCTGAATAACGTTCTCCCAAGCCCAAGACAAACCGTCCCACAAGGCTGTGAAAGCATCACCCACGAAGCCCAGAATGGCTTCAACAACAGGCCAGAAATTCTCCTGCATAAAGGTCAGGAACGAACCAATCCACTCCAAAACGGTCGTGAATACAGCCATGACCTTCTCGGCCA